GGCAAAAAAAAGAAATAGACAAGATGCAATATTTAGTAGATAATGGTGTAGATTGGTCGGTGCTTTGGGATTTCAGAAAAGAAACATATGACAAAAAATGGCTAACAGAATAATAGCAATAGGTGGAGAACCAGCAAGTGGTAAAACAACTTTAATGAAAAGTATATTGAAGAATTTTTCTCTGAAAAAATTCAAATATGGTTTTGTCAGAGGTTATTATAATAACAATATATATTTTATAGGTATATATAATAATGATGTTTTCTCAGGCACAGATAAATTGTCAATGGCAGTACAACCACATTTTGTGAAGTTTTGTAATTCACGAGATAATGCGACTATAATATTTGAGGGAGATAGATTATTTAATCAAAGTCTATTTGATAAATTACATTGCATAATAATTATCAAAGCTGATGACGACATAAAGAAACAAAGACACATAGATAGAAACGATACACAGACAGAAAAATTTATCAAAGCAAAAAGAACTAAGATTCAAAACATAAAAGACAAAAACAAATACGTATTAATGTGTAACAATGATAAAGATGATTTGATAAGAAACAAAAAACATATTATTGAGTTGATTAAAAATACATAAGTTTGTAAAATGAAAAGCAACAAAATACAACACACTAAAAAAGCATTAATAGAATCTTTAGAAAAATCTTTAGGTGTCGTTACGACTGCGTGTAAACAAGTAGGTATAGACAGAACTACTTTTTATAGATACTACAAAGATGATAAAGAGTTCGCATCACAGGTAGATGATTTGAGCAATGTGGCAAAAGACTTTGCTGAAAGTCAATTGTTCAAACAGATACAAGATGGTAATCCAACTGCAACTATATTTTACCTTAAAACCAAAGCAAAAGATAGAGGATACGTCGAGAGACAAGAGCTAAATGTAAATGGTTCTGTAGAAAGTAAATTGATTGAATGGAAACCAGTAGAAAAAAAGAAACAGTAGAATGTAATATACAATTCTACCAAACCCTCAACTGCGACAAAAGAATAGTAATACATCAAGGTTCATCAAGAAGTGGTAAGACATACGCTTTATGTCAATACATAATTTATTTATTGACCACAAGAAAAGATAAACTTGTAATAACTGTAGCTAGAAAAACATTACCTGCATTGAAAGGCTCTGTATATAGAGACTTTGTAGAGATTGCACAAAAGGTTGGCATATACTATTTAGCAGAGATAAATAAAGCAGAACTTACATTCAAATATAAAAATCATTTAGTTGAATTTATTTCTTTAGATAATGAGATGAAAGTACGAGGAAGAAAAAGAAACATATGTTGGCTGAACGAGGCAAATGAGTTCCACTTATCTGACTTTGAACAACTTGCACTTAGAACAAGCGAAAAAATATTATGTGATTTCAACCCTTCTGATGTGATACACTGGTTGTATGATATAGGTAATAGGTCAGATGCCGAGTTGTTTATCACAACTTTTGAAGATAATGCTTTTCTTGACGAAGAAATTAAAAAAGAAATATTAAGAATGAAAGAGACAGATGCTGACAGATGGCGAGTATTTGGTCTAGGTTTAAGAGCAAACTTTAAAACAGGAGCAATATATGATAATTGGAACTGGATAGATTATAAAGACTTCTTAGATAAAGAACATTGCGAGATTGCATATGGTATTGACTTCGGTTTTAGTAATGACCCTACAACTCTAATTGAAGTAAGAAGAAAAAATGATAGATTGTACATACACGAATTATTATATAAAAAAGGTTTGACAAATCAAGATATATATCAAGAAATCAAAAAACTAAATTTAGAAGAAGAACTGATTATCTGTGATTCCGCTGAACCTAAATCAATTGAAGAATTAAAAAGATTAGGTCTATATGTCAAACCCTCACAGAAAGGTAAAGATAGCGTACTTAATGGCATATCAGTGATAAAAGAATATACTGTATTTGCATCAAAAGAAAGTAAAAATTTATTCACAGAATATCAATATTACATATGGGAGAGTAATAGAGATGGCGACAGGATAAACAAAATTAAACAGAATGGTCAAGACCATTTGATGGACGCATTACGTTATAGTGTAACTACAGGTCTTGCAAGGTCTAGAGATTTTATCATTGTTTGATAATTTTTTGTATTTTTGAAAATAAATTCTATATATGGCAAATTTTCTCCAAAGATTAAGAAATGGATTAAAAGCATTTAATCAGCAAAGCACTAATGAATCGTACAATAGATTCATTTATAATTTCTTAGGTAATAATACTATTTCTAACAATGAGTATAATGATGATTATATAGAAAAAGGTTACGCTTACAATCCAACAATATACTCTTTGATACAATTAATTTCTAAATCTGCAATTACAGTACCATATAATATTTACAGAAAAGTAGATGAAGGTGCCATGAAAGAATATAAAGCACTTACATCAAATAATCTAAATGAAGAATCAGTATTGAAAGCAAAGTTATTGAGAAAACATACTTTAGAAATTGTTGAGCATACTGCATTAAGTAAATTACTAGAACGACCAAACCCTGCACAATCTTGGGCAGTATTCTTAGAAGAAATGATTGGCTTCGGTAAGCTGACTGGTAATAGATTCGTATATGGCATAACTCCGGAAGCAGGCGAAAACAGAAATATATATTATCAACTATATAATCTACCTGCACATTTAATAGAAATAAAATCAGATGGAATATTCAAACCTGTTTCGAAATACACAATGTTATATAATGATAATAAGTACAACTTAGATGCAGAAGAAGTACTACACATATCAGACTTCAACCCTGATTATTCTAGTGATGGTTCGCACTTATATGGACAATCACCAATACAGGCAGGCATGAGAGTTTTGACTACAGCAAATGAAGCAGTTGAGACAAATTTAAAATTCCTACACAATCAATCTGCAAGAGGTATGCTTACACCCGATGATGACCAACTAACACCAACCCAAGCTAAACAAATGAAAGATGCTTTTAGAAGAAACTTTCAAGGAGCTAAGTCTGCAAATGATGTGATGATTACTGGTAAAAAGTTTAGTTGGATAAACTTTGGTTTGTCAACTTCTGATTTACAATTATTAGAATCGTACAATGCAACTGTAAAAGATTTATGTAATATATACGGAGTGCCTGTACAATTATTAAATAATACAGAATCAACTACTTATGATAACTATAGAACTGCAAGAAAAGTACTATTTACTAATGCAGTTATACCAGAGCTAAATAAAATTAGAGATGAGTTTAATAGATGGCTTGTTCCAATGTTTGGCGAAGATTTATATTTTGACTTTGATTATAGTGCAGTACCTGAGTTAATGCCTGAGCAAGAAAAGTTAGTTGATACTTTATCTAAATCTTATTGGCTTACCTCAAATGAGAAAAGGGAGGCACAAGGATACGGAGTTGATGAGGATAATCCTGTATTGAATGATTATTTAGTGCCATCAAGTTTTATTTCTATGTCTGATTTAGATATGGATATTTCTGACGATTCTGTTTTTCCTGAAACAGAACCTGAGGAAGAAGTTGTTGAAGAAGAAGTTATCGAAGAAGTCAGAGAAGAAGTTGAAGAACAAAAACAAATGAATGCTAAACTAAGGAAAGCATTACAAAAAAAAGCTGATGACCATAATGAGAAAGTTGGAGACGTTGCTAGTAAAAGAACAAGCGTAAGAACCTTATATGCAGTTTACAAAAGAGGAGTTGGTGCTTTCAGAACCAATCCACCTGACAATAGACCTAGTATGAATGAGGACAGTTGGGCATTTGCGAGGGTCAATTCGTTTTTATATGCATTAAGGAACGGCAGATACAGAAGTGGTAAGCACGATACAGACCTACTACCTGAAGGACATCCAATGTCAAGCAAAAAAAATGATAAAGCTATAAGTGATGAAGTATATACAAGTGAAAGAGAAGCACAAGAAAGAGCCAATGAAATAGGTTGTGATTTAATTCACTCACACGAAACAGATGACGGAACAGTTTATATGCCTTGTGGAGACATGAATGAATTAGAAGATGCATTGTCAAAGTATTATCATGATGAGGAAGAAGAAAGAAAACAAGAGTTTTACGACGATTACCCTAAATCAGTAAGGGCAAATGCAAAAAGGGCAAAGAGTATTAATCAAGAACACAATAACCCTTGTGCAACTTTGGTCGGTAAAGGTCGTGCTACAGACTTGATTGCAGGTAAACCACTATCATTATCTATTGTCAAAAAAACATTTGCATACTTATCACGTGCACATGAATACGTTACAGGTGAATACTTAGACGAGAAAGGCAAACCAATTTGTGGTGATGTTTCTTATGCTTTGTGGGGAGGTAATATCAGAGCAACAAAAGTCGAGGACGATGCTATGTGGAAATGGTGTAAACGTATAATTGACAAAAGTGAAGAATAATGCCATTACCAAAACCGAAGCCACAAGAATCTGACAATCAGTTCATTAACAGATGTATGATGGATGATACAATGTCATCTGAATATCCGACAAGAAATCAAAGATACGCAGTCTGTAATAATTTACTATTACAAAAAAAAATAGAAACAAAACAAACACAAAGAGTAATTTCTAAAAAGTTTGGCAAACAAGTAAAAATTGCACAGAAAAAAAACTATTCATTAGTTTATAAATATTATATGTCTAATTATAAAAAAGCTATTGAATTTTACAAAGAAGAAGAATCAGAATCAAATCAGAATTTTAATACATTATTCAAACAAAATGAAATGAAAGAAATGTACATACAAATGTACAGACAAACTGGTATCAGATTCTATCTGTGGTATAGAAAAAACTTTAAAATATTTATAGAAAAGCTAAATAAAATAGAATTACAAAGATTGATTGACAAAATTGAAAGGGGTCAAAAACTGACAAGAAGTGAATTAGAAAACTTAGAATCCACAGTATTAAATGGCATGGATAGATATGCAACGCAAAGAACAAATTATCTAGCGTTAGCATCACAAGTAACTTCTGTTAGTGGTGTAGCAAGAAATACACTTAAGAAAGTAATAAGAGATTTGATTGCTGACGAAAAATTTATGGCATTAGGTTTAGACCAACGAGTAAAAGAAATAACTAAAAGATTAGATTTTAAGTCAAGATGGATGGCAAAAAGAGTTGTGCAAACAGAAACGACTGCTGCTGCTAATTATGCTATTTCACTATCAGCACAAGATGTATATGGTAAAGATAATCTATTGAAAAAATGGGTTGCAGGAGGTGCAAACATACGAGATACACACGCAACTGCTATGTCAGTATATTCTAAAAAACCAATACCAGAGGACAAACCATACATTGTTGGTTCTTCGTATTTAATGTTTCCGGGTGATACGACATTGGGTGCATTAGCAAAAGAAGTTATTAATTGTAAGTGTATCACAGTACCTGTGGTAAAACCTGATTAAAACATTTTATTAAAAATTGTACTATTTTTGAAAATAAAATTTAGATTATGAGTAATGTAATATATAAACAAGGTCAGATTAGTGACATTGATGAGAACTTAGGAATCGTAAAGGGTTACGGTTCAGTATTCGGGAACAAAGATTCAGATAATGATGTAATAGAAAAAGGTGCTTACAGAAGAACTATTAAAAACAATGGTTCAAGAGTAAAATATCTTTATCAGCACGACATCACAAAACCTATCGGAAAGATGAAAGAACTTTACGAAGATGAAAAGGGTTTAGTGTTTGTAGCAGAAGTACCTAAAACAACATTTGGTAATGAGGTTTTAGAACTTATGAAGTACGGTGTGATAGATGAGAATAGTGTAGGAATTATGCCTGTTAAAAAAGATTATGACGAAGATGGTGTAAGAGTTATTAAAGAGGCAAAACTTTACGAAATATCAGCAGTAACTATAGCTGCGAATGACGAAGCAAAAATATTAGAGGTAAAAGGTGAATATGATAATATAGATTACCTCACAAAGAGATTTGATAATTTAATCAAGTTAATCCGTAAAGGAAACATTACAGATGATCTTGGTTATTTAGTCGAATATGAATTAGAAGTTTTAAAATCTTTGATTGCTCGTGATAATACACACCAATCAGACAAGGAACTAACTCGTGGTAATGC